AACTTATTATTATTAATTTCTGTATTGAGAGATTCCAATATAAATCTTGTTTTAATATCTACAATATTTGTAGCATCTATATTACCTCTTCCATCAATTCCATCAGGAACATATTTCATTTGATTATAAACAGACAAAATCATTTTAGCTCTTTCACCTTCTGTCTTAGGATCAAGAGTTAAAATGCCATTTAAAAATGGATCATATACACTTGGTGGAAGATTACCTTTTGTAGCGCGGCTTAATGCTATAACCCCAGCAGATGTAAATGGGCCTTTAATACCTTGACGTTCAAGGTATATAGTCATACCCATAACTTGTTGAGTAGAAGTACTCATTAAATCAATCTCTGGTTGATAATAAGTACCGTCACCTAATTTTGTTTCTATAGTATTAATCACATAGTTTTTTGCTTTTTCAGAATTTTCAGCATTAAGCTGTTGCAGCATTACTTTTAACTTTGGTGCAAAATATTTTCTTGTTTCTTCTGTCATATTAAGAATTGCATTTTCAGCTGTAATGCCAAATGCAGCATCACCTGTATATTGTGTTCCATCAAAAATATTAATTAATGTTTCTAATTCAGATGAAGACAAAGTTCCACCTTTGCCTTCGTTTTGTATTTGATTTAAAGTTGATGAAAACCATTTAGCCCCATTAAATATATCTTGTTGTATTTTTAATTGGCCCTCTACATCTCCACTTCGAACTAATTCTAATCTTGTCCTTTCTGTCGATAGATGCATTGCAAATTTACGATCAGCATCAGGAAATGCTGCTGGGCCAGCAGCTAAAGCAGACAACGCACTATCAAAATATCTTGTTGAATGATTTTTTAATTCAAATTCTTGCTGATTAAGAATTTTTGCTTGATCTAAATTTAATACACCAAGAGTTCTTTGTGCTAATTCTCTCCTAGAATTTTCTGTAATAGCTTGAAGATATTTTGGATCAACATTTTTTAAAGTGCTTTCTTGGAAAGCATTCATCTGAGAAATTTTATCTTGAGCAGTCAACGCTGGATTAGTAGAAATAGTAATGTATTGCATTTCTAAATCGCGATTGACTGTATCAACATAATTTTTTTCTACTGCGGCATTAAATTTTCCAGCAGCATACGCACCAAATTGACTTGGTGTTTCAATCACAGCATAAGAGCCATCTGGATTTACAATCGTAGCTTGACCAGCAGCAAGCGTAGCAGCTTCATCAGCAGCCGTTTTCATCTGCTCTTCGCCAATATTGCCAATCGCCTCAGCAGCCCGTTGTACCCCACTTAGATCGGCTTCTGGGACATTAACACTAAATTGGCTAACAGTACGACCGACTGGATTGACAGCTATCTGCTTTTCGTATGGAACAATTGCCATTACTTAATCCTTATTTAACTTTGTAATAATCGTACTTGTATAATTTTTCTGTAGCATTTCCACCAATATCAAAGGCGGCACCAAACAAAGAATTAGACTTAATTGTTTTAGCGCGACCCATACCAAACTGAGCTTGTGCTTTATTAACCATGATCTGGTCAGCAATACGATTTGTCTCAGCCGCAGTGTTAAGCCTTAGAGATGCAATGTCGGACTTCAAGGCACGATTGGCAGCAGGATCAATGCCTTCAAGAAAGGATATGTTTTGACCAACACCAGATGCAGCAATGAAGGCTTCGTTAGATGCACGTAGTCGTTTAGCTTCTTCACGTCTCTTAGCTTCTACTTGAGCAGCGTTAACTTCCTGCATTTTGCGATCAGTTTCAAGTTGCTTGTTCTGAATATCAAGTTGATATTTCTGCCAATCAGCTTCTGACTTTGCAGCATTTGAGGCATTGACAGCAGAAAGCGCAGTGCCACCAGCACTTATAAGAGTAGATGCAAGCAATAATTCTGGACCAAAACACATTACGCACCAACCTCCAGAGAAAGACCAAGCAACCGTAATGGCAGTGGCTCAGTCTGCGTTATACTTACTGTAGCGTCTCTATTGTAACCAAGCAAAAAGAACTCTCTCTTTGCAGTAACAGGAGTTGGCTCAAGAGAAAAGTCATCTGTAACTTGGCGTATAATCAAAGAGTTGCCACTTAAACTAACTGAAAGAGTTGAGTTAAGATCAAGAATGACACGGCTAATGCGCTTAGGACGACCAGCATAACTACCAGTTTTGTCCTGTATTTCGACAGGAAGAGTCTCAATAGTAACGGTGTACGTGTATCCTACTGTAATATCTGTTACTGAATTATTAAGAGTTATCTGGTTTGATCCGTTTACCAAGAACGCACCAAGATAATAATTGCCAGAGATTACGTCTATTGTCTTGCCTTGGTAGATAGCATCAACTGTCCACGTAGTCTGGGCAGACCCAGACGTATATGAAAGAGCGCAATCAAGAGGAAGAGTAAGATCATCCGAGGCAAACTTCTCAAGAAAATAAGATGAATCTCTTAAAACAGATACATAAACTGCCTCTCCAGAATGGCAGATAGAATCAAACTTTGGTGTGGTTCCACCTTCTGTAGTCCATAAAGACCATCCGGCTACTTTCTCTGCACGAGCAGAAACAAACTGGGCAATCGTTCCATCATCGTTGACTACAAGAAGATACTGTTCACCACGCAAGTCTGTACCATAACTGACAGCCATAGATTTTGGAGAACTAATTAAATGGTCAGCTAACAAAGTTAATGTTGGAGACGAATATGCTTCGTCCGTACTGTTGTAATTAAATTCACGCACAGTTTTAAGTGTTGCCTGAATATAAATAGTTGCACCATCAAAAGGCAAAGGAGCAACGCGAGAGCAGCCATAAGGCGTCTGTCTTTGAATAGATAAATTAGATGGAGTGATTGTTGTATCTGTTAATTTTGGAACATAGAACTCTGAATTAGCCGTAAAGATTTGCAAGTTACGATTAGATACCAAATGCCTGACAGATGAAATATCGTCTGCCCCAATGGTCACTTGGATAGATTCGTTGTCTAACCCAGTCCCAATATCAAAGTTAAGAAAATCGTTAATTTTAGAACCCCAGATAGCGTTTGGTTGTGAAGTTGATCCGGCAAACCAAAGCCTAGCTTCATGAAATGTTACTGCTGCCGGATAACCTGTGATTGCAGAGTACGATGGTTCTTTCCAATTGCGAGTTGCAATGTTGTTGCCGCTAAAGCGTGCGTTGGAACCACCACCATCAACAGAGGAAGTAGCCACTGTGGCTCCACCAGCAGTGTAGGTATATCTGTTATCATCAATAACCGTAATAACCCTAGCACCATTGAGATTGGCAGCCGTAATCCCAGCAGTAGAATTAAGACCACTAAGAGTTAAAGTAGCACCAGTTGTAAATCCATGAAGCACCTGAGTTACTTCAATTGTAAGAGAAGCCTCAGTTGTCTTGATTGGGTCAATGTCATACTCACCACGGGCAGTACCCTGAATTGTCCCAGTCAATGTAGTAGTATTTGTAAAGGCAGTTATTAAAACTTCTACATCAAACCAACGTAATCTTAATCCAACATAAGCTGATGTAAAATATGCAGCACTAGAAGTTACAGTTACCGACCCAGTAGTACCACTAAGTGATAGCGTCACTGTATCATCAGCAAATTTATAATATGGTTGGTAGGTTTTGTCAGAGTTAATAGAACTCAAAAATGAAAAAGCGGCACGTGTAAACGTGGTTGCGCCAGTTCTTGTAACTATTTGAGTTGCCATTGTTGGATGACAAATGATCATAACATCCGCTATTTGCGTGTATGTTAAGTCAAAAAGAATAGCTGTTGTCCAAGGGCATCCAGTAATTGTCTGGAGTAAGGTGCCAGTTAACGAGTAGATTCGTAATTCAGTATTGCTAAAGGCAAAAACATATCTTTCATCATACGAAAAATCAAAAGAAATAAGCCTAGATTGCCCAGCCAGTGTAGCAAGATAGCTAGTTCCTGATCGACGACCAACACCACCTTGGTTGAAGATCATAACATTGCGAAGTTTTTTGGCACCATTCTGATATGCGCCAGTATCGACGCGCATATTCATCTTTGGATGCAATTCTCCAGAAGAAAAGTTTGTCTGGATAGATTTAATACCCATAGTCAGATACCCCGAACGCTGCGTCTAACTTGAATAAAGCGTTGTACATTCAGCTTCCTTGATGTCTGGCTTTGACTATCAAGACCACGCGCAATAGCAAACTGCCGATCAGCTTTCTTGCTCATTAATTCAGCCAGTTCTTCTTGCTGTGCTACTGAATAACCAAAGATAGATGCAAGTTGTAGCGTTACTGCGGTTACAAAATACGGAGGCCAAAGGTCTTCTTCAGCTTGGAACGTATAGTCCATATAAATTTCTTCTTCAGCAACCGCATCACAATAGACTTTATCTTGATAGCGATCATATTCAATTGGTGTAGCACTTGAATAAACGCCATGAACAAGGATTGTATCTGCCGGAATTTGATACGCCGCACTCCAACGAGCGTCTGGCACATCAACAAGTCGGGATAACTGGGACTGCCCTGAAGCAAAACGCCACCGATGCCGTGATAACAAGTCACGAACAGTATCATCATAGATGTTTGAAGCTACGATAGCCTCTGTGGTTCCATCTGCAAAGGATGTCAAAGGAGATGCGCCAATCAGAACCAATGCTCTAGCGCAAATATCAATGCTGGTTATAGCCATCTTGGTTCCTTATTAAAAAAGGGTGAGACTGGGACAAGCAGCCTCACCCTCATTAACGGGTTAGTGGGAGGGTCACACCCGTATATTATGTTCCATTGGTCGTCGTAACAGTAGTAGCAAATGTTGCAGAAGTTACAACAATTACATCGACTGTATGAGTACCACCATTAGAACCCACGACAATAATTACGTCCTGAGTCTTAAAGTTTTCGTAGGCAGTATTAAAATAACCGGATGCAATAACAGTCGCGATTGCGTCTGCTGTTGTATACATCCAAAGATTTCTTGCACCACCAGAAGTCTTGGTAAGTCCTGAAGCAGCAAAAGCCATGATGATTACTCCTTAATTTGAACTTCGTACACACCAGTCGTGTCAATCAGAACAGTACCCTGTGACATGGATGATGTGACGAGATTGGAAGCCTTCTCTGGAACGTAATTAACTTCCGTTGCCACGTCCTGACCAGAAGCAAGACCAACCGAAGTGCGATGGTAGGCAAAGCACTTACGAATTGTCGATGCAACCGACAGACCAGAGTGAGTCATCCACATGAAGCCGAGCCAACGCTTGGCAACCATGCCGCCCTTGTAAGGCAACTCATCATAGCCAATGAAGTCTGCATCAGAGAATGCGCTGATCGAAAGAAGATCAACCCAGCCAGCAGGAGAGATAACAAAGTAACGCTCACCATCATCAGGCACGTCATTGGTACCGAAGTATTCAAAGACGGTATTGATTTTGGTTGATGTTAAACCATCAGAGCCAGCTTCAGTAATAGTGTTCGAGGTCGTATCAAGAGTTGTGATGATTAGATCATCAGACTTTCGACCAAGAGCATTAGCTGCTGAAGTAGCAACAATCTGACGCTCGTCAATGTTGATCTTCAACTCGTCGAGTTTATCAACATAGTCTGCTGCATAGTAATCAGCGACTGTGCATTCGACAGCGGTATGGTCAATGCTCATCGTCGGGACGTTACCATGACGGCCCTTGGTTGCAGCAGTACCCTTACCAACTTTCTGGAAGGTTGTAGAAGTTCCGTTTACGTTGCTCTTAAAGCGAACGGTATTGCGCAGTTTAGAGCCAGCACGTTGATAAGCAACGTGTACCTCGGACTCAAACTGCTTGATAAAAGCCTGATCAATGGTCGTTGCCATGATGGTTCTCCAAGAGTTAAGTTACCAATTTGGGTTCCAAGGTTATCCAAACTCGATTTATCAAGTTATCCTTACGGGCTTGACTACGCGAATACGGGCCTCATTACCAACGCTTCTATCTAAAAGAGATAAGTTTCAATGGACAGGACGAACAAATAGTGTGCCGCCCTCTACAAAACCTAGCTTCTTATAGAACTTTGCTGTGGCTTCTGGATTAACTCGCGTTGTTTCACCAATGCGTATCTCTCTAATAGGCTTGGACACTGCCCATTTAGTATAGAGATTCATTAATCTAAGAGCCGCAGATGACCCACGATATTCAGGAACAATATACACACACAGGTCTGATGCAAATTTTTCATTTGAAAACCAGTACTCGCTGACGAACCCAATCATCATACCAATTACTTGATCTTCTTTAACAGCAACAGCACCGAACCAATTAGGGTCGTTCAGTACATTATACGCAACGCCTACTAAACTATCTGAATCAAATGAAATTGCACTGTATGCGCTTTCATTGTGCATATCCTGTCCCAGAGCAATACAAGAATGTACATCTTCTTTTGTAATCGCTCTGATTATCATGCTCATCCTCTAAATTTTTTCTGGAAGAATGAGTCTACCTTCTTAATATAGTCCATGTTTCTATCAGCAGGATGCCAATAGCGACGATCATTCATCATAGTCTTGACGTCTTCTTCACTGGTTTGCTCTGGATTCTCTGCATAAGCATCAGGATTATCAGTTGAACGCATCATGCCCATCAACTTTTCCATAACTTTAACGCCATCTGCTGTCGAACAAATGCGTTCGACGGTAGAAAGTTCAGCGTTACTGAAGTTCTGGTTAG